CTACGTGGAAGGTCTCTCGAACGATAAAGTCGCCAAGGAAAAGGGTCATAATCGCGATTAGCGGGCGATTTGCGTGATACCCTTCTTTCCGGTCTGCCCAGAGGTACAAACCGAAGGTTATGAACGCCCAAGCGGCGAAGAAACTGAGATAGCCGTTCAGGATCTCATTGTATAGCGACTTTGTCATTTCGTAGCTCTCCGGCTCTTCGACTTAGACCGCGGTCCACACTGTATCCTCTTGGCGAGGCGTTTAAGAGTGTCCTTATTTTCCAGTACTAATTGGTGCGTGTCGATAGCAACCGCCTTGATCTGATCGGTTTTGGCATGGATTTCGCGGAGATCGCGAAGGTACTTGCGAAATCCGCTAATGAACCAGAGTCGCACAACCTATCTCCGCTTGTTCAACAGCAGCGTCATTAAGGTCTTGACACTAACTAAGACCTCATTATTTGCATGAATGATCTCATTTACCTTGTCGTTACGTGAAACACCAACCTTGTAGAGGAAGTGGATGGTTTTACAGAGGACGATGTTGATGATGAAGGAAAAAGCGAACAAACCCCAGGCTGCCCCGTCCTTCGTGGACTCGTAGACGAACTTTAGGAAGTCCATGATGTGTCATTCTTCCACTGACTTCACTGCGGAAGGCACCTCAGTGGCGTCGCTGTCAAACACTGGAGCCTGTTTGCCAAACCCAATGATATTGCGACATTCTTCTTCCGTCAGGAACACAACGGTAGGTGGCGGCTCTTTGAGGATGGCCGGCTTTGTCATAGTTTGCGGTTTACCTGCAGCAGGTTTTGCAGCCGGTTTCGCTGATTTTGCAGGTTCATCCGCATTTGCACCAAACCCCCCACCCATTCCGATGGGGACTTCTTCAGGCTGTGAGGCCTGGGCATTCGTAATGTTCATATTCGCGATGGTCTCGAGCGTCTTAGAGAGATTGGCAGCAGAACGTGCCATTTGAGCTGACGTCTGTGCGCGCTCGAGTGGGTTCATCTTGAACGCGTCGGGCCAAGTGACTTTAAGAGTTGTCGGCTCCGGCAGTACTCCTGCGTGAATGCACATCCGAAGGAAGGGAAGGAGCATCACAGGGCCTCCGAACTCAGAGATTCGCTCCGCAAGACGCTGAGCCCAATTCGCACGATCTTGCTGCGACGCAAGTTGCCCCGCCTCCGACCCAGTCAGCATCCTTTGCGGGATGCCGGTGGTGGCTGCGATAACAGAGATCATCATCGTGAACACGCCGCGAGGATCGGCGACTTCTGATCCTAGAGGGTTGACCTCAACGCCGCGCGTTCTGATCGTACGACGGAGCTCGTGTTGGTACTCATCGAGCTCGGCAGACAGAGCCTCTTCGTCCTCGGGATCGAGCTCCATCTCCTTGTCGATGTTGATATGCATACCGCGATTACCAGCGAGCCAAAAGAGCTCGGCTGCGCCACCGGTAACCTTCTGAAGGTCGTCAAGGTCGTTGTACACGGCTTCCAACGCAGGAACGCCGAAGACCTGCGATTCGAGAGCGCCTTCAGCGACATGAAGCACACGGGTATGATGAACCCTAAAGGTGCGACCCAACATAGCACCGTCAGAGGTGAGCTGCGAACCACCTTGAGATTGGTCGACTTTTCCCGGCGTAATTTCGTAGAATTCGGGTTGCCCAAAGCGAGGGCTAGTGATATCGCCAACATACGAGTGGATTTTCGCAGATTCCTCGCTGTACGGCTGCATGTACATGATTTTGCGGCCAGGCCTGGTCTTAAGCGGCTGGTCGAGCACACCGCCATCATCAAACCCAATCAGTAGGACGGAATAGCGTCCAATACGTGCGAGTTTGTCGACGCGCTGAAAGTTGGCAAAGACCGGAATGTGTTGAAGAAGGTCCGCCCAAGCAGCGTCGAACGTGGCATCTCCTACGATTAGAGGCGGATCTGCCCAAAGAGCATCGGCGGGAGCGTTGATGATGCGCTTGGCGATGTTCTGACGGCGATATTTGTACAGGTAATCGCCGAAGGATGGGCTACGATTCCACCCAAATACGCCATAGAGGTTGCGGTTCCCACCGTAGAGGGCACCGCCCGAACGCCAAAACTCGACCATTCTGGACATGAGTGATGACATGATTATCTCCCGAATACGGCTCTACGTGTCCGTTGGGTAGTGCCGAGCATGAAGCTGGCTTTGCGAATTTGCTTGGAGTTCCGTTTATTCGTGCCGTCGTCCTTCTTACGTCCCCAAGACGCCGAGAAGACCTTCTTGCCGCTAAGATAGTTGTAACCTGCGGCAGACGTATCGAGCTGATCGTCGTTTTCGCCGGTATAGCCTAGGCCAAACTCGCGAATATAGTGATCTTGCCAGCCACCAGCAGCTCCGGCTTCCTGTGCGACCTGTTCATCTAGCAAATAGACCTTGCCGGCTTCGCAAGCTGCGAGGAAGGGTTGTCCTCGTACGATCTTGGCTTTCGTCGCAGGTACCTCTTCAACTGCAAAGTCGGGGAGCACGTTCGTCTTGTAATGGTGGACAAGCGACTTACCGCTGGAACCCGGCTCTTGTTCGATCAGGATTCGCGTATCAGTACCATCGGCAACAGCAGTTGCACGGACCAGCTCTTCAACTTTACCAGGCGCGAGCTGGCGTCTAACAACGTTCGCGATGACGGTTTTGGAGGTCTTACGGGAATAACCGATAAGAGTGCCCGTCGTCCAATCTCCAGCGCCCTCAGTTGCTGCTAGATCCCAGACTCGCGCCCATGTGATGTCTGGGGCAGGTAAAGTAGTGCAATGCTGAAGCCAACTGGGATCGGTAAGTTTGGAAATCTCGTCGATCGGGCCCTGCTGATAAAGCGAATGGAAGAACATTGATCCGAGGAGCTCACGCTGCGACTCGAGATATTCACGGGTATAGCGTTCGGGAAAGAGCGGCTCGTCAGGTTGACGACCAAGGAGGTCACCCGTGGGAAGTGCGAGCGCTGGACAGCAGATATTCTCCCACGACGAGCCAAAGTTCTTGATAACTCGGCCGATCAAATCATCGGAATGCCAACGGGTAGCGATAATGATGACGGTGGCGCCTGGTTCCAAGCGCGTCATGGCAGTAGTGACAAACCAATTCCAGGCATATTCGCGATAAGCGGGGGAGAGGGCTTCCTTGATCTCCTTGATATAGTCATCGATGAGCAGTACATGCGCACCACGACCAGTGATAGCGCCTCCAAGGCCGATCGAAAACATCGAACCGCCTTGAGAGGTCGAAAAGGCGGCTACGCGCGATGCGTCGTCACGGATGCGAACCTTAAGAAGGTGCTCATTGTCGCGAATTTGGTCGCGCACGCGGCGGCCAAACCCTTCGACAAGGTCGGCGCCATACCCTGTAAGGATGACGTTTCGGCGAGGGAAGTTCTCTAGCACCCAAGTGGACGTGTGGACGGATATCAATTCCGACTTACCATGCCGGGGAGGAGCCGAAATGATAATCCGTCCACCGCCGCGCGCAATGGTTGAGGCCACGCGCATCGAAACGTACTTGAGCCAGGGTGCAGCGATCCACTGCCCATTGGTAAGGCGGGTAGCCAAGGTAGCAGGAGTCAAACGCCAGTTCGACGCAATACGCTGGATCGTCTCTTGATCGTGGGTATTAAGCGTAGTCATGTTACCGTATCATCATGCGCATTTGGGAGAGTGAGTCTTGTGTAACACATCCCACCCCCTTAACGCCCACAGGGTAAGAACCCTGAGCAACAGCTCTCATGCAGGACGAAAGGTTGAGATAGGGACCGCTAGCTTCCAACGTGGTACCTGCGAGACCAGCGATCACGACAATTGCGTAGTATGTCATTTGTTGATCTTCAGGATGAGTTCCTGAGCCGTTTCTAGGGTTTCGGGGTTAGCGAGAAGCAGGTCGGAGTCGAACGAGTCTTCGATCTGGACTACTTGGGTGTTGTCCTTGGCGATCTGCTTCATCCGTACTTCGACGTTTACCGGGGAAGTCTCGGGAGCTTGACCGCCTTGCGAATTTAGTCCCGCCGAGATGCGTTGGAGCTTGGCAGCCTTTTCAAGCATCGAGAGGAGCTTCTCCGGATCCATCTCCCGAAGGACTTCATCGTCAACGCCTTCCAAGGCCTTCGAAAGACGCGAGAAGAGTTTGGCACCCTCAAGGTAATGGTTATCCTCTGTGTCCATGATCCGCTGAACGCGCATACGATCGTGATGCGCTTGGCGATACATGTCATAGGCTGTTGCGCGGAAGTGCCAGTAGTAAAACTGGAAATACTCGGACGCAATGCTGACATGGGCTTGCTTCACATCTGTCAGGATACGTACGCCTGGGAGCGAGAGGTATTCGCAGAACGCTGAGAATGACTCAGACGATTCATGTGGCATTTGCGACCAAAGAGGCTGACCACTCTTAAAGGTCGGATACCCATGGACGTATTCCAGATGAACAATGGCGGCGTCCAAAGCCTCTTGCAACGCGTTATGGGCGTGGCTGGGGCCTACTTCGGGTGGACTAATAGTAGGTGTAGTAGCGAAGGTGTTGCGCGCTGCCTCTGCAATGACCGCATGATCAAGAAGATCCACACGGTAAATGTACCGTGGGAGATTGAATTCATTCAGAGGGATCGTATCGTGAAGCTCCTGCATAAGCTCACGGCGCCCCTCGATCTTGTCGAAGTTGATCCGGGCGAGCGGAGAACGCTGGAAGGTCGTCAGCTGTTGTTGGGGCGGTGAGGGCGCCTCTTTTATATAGGGGACCCGTGGCTCTTCCAACTCGACGGTGTCGAACTGTTCGTGTAAAGGGTCCAGGAGCGCTGCAGGTCGAGAGGGCGCATCGGTCGAGTGGACCGACGGGTCGTCAGCGATGGTGGGCTGACGCTTGTGGAAGTGGTCAATCTCTAACTCGGGCATGGTAGACCACATTATAAGGTAGTTCGAGTTGGACATCAACGGAAATTTTTTGGTCGGACGGAACCACCAAAATTTAGACTCTTGAGGGCATTACGCCCTTTGTTATATAATAAGGAATAATGCGTGAGAACCAACTCACGGCGTATGGTAAGGTGCGTGTACAGAGTGTTGTTAAACACCAGGCTTAGAAACCGAAACCTGTAACCCAAGGGGGTTTAAGTGCAATTCAAAGCAGTACGTCCAGGCGCTACCAAGTACATCGAAGAGGAAGTCAAGGAGTGGGTGAAGGCGTTACACGGCTTCTTCCCAGTATATCTCAATCCTTACCAAAATGCGGTCGCAGCGATATGGCCTACGTTATGTGAGCGTGGGAGAGTGGCTGTTGCGGTCGAAGTGTTTATGCAGGTGGCGGAAGA